GATCGGTAACGTTTGTTAGGTATGCGTCGGTATCGTATTCAAGATTTGATGATGCAACCAGGGCACGGTCATTTGCAAACACAAGAGCGCCACGGTTTAGATCAGTAATTTGAACAGATAGAAGTCCATTGCCGCCCATCATACCAGGTGCTGAGGTATTTGGTGAACTGCCTTGGTGAACAAAGTCAACACTGTGAATTTGAAGAGCTTGACGATCTCCAACGTCAACATATGACCCAAGGTCAATTGTTGCAAAGGTGTCTGTTGAAGCTGCACTAATTGTGAGCCTTTCGGTTAGGGTAAACATGCTTGTCTTTTTTGTAGCCATTGTAATCACTTTTTATTTGGGGGTGGAGCGGGGTTTTCTCTGCTAGTTAAACGTCAGACTAGTTCCCCACTCCAAACTAACCTATCATAACAGGGCCTTTAAGCATTTGCAGTCCTATCTTGGCGAGCGTAGCGAGCAAATCTTCACACCACCACCTCCCGACCTCCAACCCTATGGGTAAGTACCCCCTATATTATTCTGACCTGTCAGTTTTTTTTCGGAGATACTAAATAACATTATTATTTAGGGGTAAACATGGCGAACCAATACTCCATAACAGTAAGCGACGAGTCCAATGAGATTCTGAAATCGATGAAGGACAGCGGATATAAGACATCTCAAGCAATTGATGAGGCAATCAAGACGCTTGGACAAGCTGCATTGACCAGACTAATAGCAATGCGACGACGAGTTGAGGTGGTCTCAGATGATTAAGTCGCACGATCAATGGTCAAAACTTGGTGAAGAATACCTAGGCGAGCACAACATAGCTTGGGCAGAGCGCATGGAATCATATCCGACGCAAGTACAAGGGTCTGGACCACTAACTTTGATGAAGTCGATCATGAATGATTACTGGGCAGATGTACCTGGTAAAACTCAGGATTGGCCAGCAGAACATGTTGACATGGTTATGGCTAAACTTTACTGGTGTTGGGTTGCATGGCTCGAAGCAACTCATCTTGAAGTAGGTGAAGAAAAATGAGGACTTTGAAAGCAGAGCATTTAGAATTCCAAACTGATGGAACCAGGTACGACTTTGTTTTAGTTGAAGATCCATATGGCGGGATTATCGTCGCATGGACGTCAACAGGATATCTTTGGCGTTATTATGCAAGAGATTATCTTAAACCACTTAGCAATGACTACAATCCACACGATGCAAAGAACATCTTTGAATATCTTGAAGGACAAGCTTGGTTATTAGATCCAGAGCCAAGCCATTAGAACATAGTCTGCCACAGTCGCTCCAGCAACCGAGACCAATGTAGCAATTGAAAGAAAGACGTTGAACTTCATCAATGATTCCAAGGATGTTTCTTTCGCTTCTTTCTTTTCTGCTCTAGCCATTAGCCATTCTGCAAACTTTGTAGTTGGTGTTTTCTTTTCTTCAATAGGACTTTCTTCTGTACTCATATTCTCATGCCTCCCATTCCTACGAGTGCGGTCTCTTCGTACCTTCGTATTTCTGGAGTGTATAAATCAAGGGCTCCTGCGCCACCTGCCTCAATAGTTCTGATTGCAAATTCTGTAGCTACAATATCTGCAGCTTGGAATGCAATAACTGGTATTCTTATTAGGGGATGAAACTTTGTTAAAGTCGAAAGTGGAATTTGACTATCTGTAAAAAGAACTTCTTCTAACCAAGTAAGTTCAGAAGCAAGCATATCTAATCCTCATCAAAACTTTGTTGAAGATCGTAGGATCTCTTTAGTCGCATTAGGTATTGGTATTCTGGTTCTTCTTTTGTATTAACCAATAATTTAACTTGCATACTTGGGAAAGTAAAACTAGTAATTGTAGATAGTGGAGCAACACCTACGACCTTTGTATTTCCTTGAACATAAACTGAAACATACAATCTATCACTGGCTGTTGCGAATGGTTGTACGTTTTTGATTCGATGAGTTAATACTGGGAATTGACCCCAAGATGCAGTATCAGTTGTAATGGTCCAATTATCGATTTGATGTAGTGCAAAGTTTTGGCTTGAAAGAGCGGGACCAAACATTGCACCAGGTTGAACGAAATTAGGAGTCGGCAATGGAATATCTGTTACTAGTACACTAACACTCATCGAATCACCTGTGACGCCATCGGTTGTTGTTGGAAGGTAATCATAACTTAATGCAATAGCTTCTATGAAAGTTGTTTTATCATCCAGAGACAAACCTGCTAGATCGATATAATTGTTTAATGAATATGCATAAATCTGATTTGACAAACCAGGGGGTGCATGAGTCCAATCTCCATTCACTGCATAATCCCAATCGACAGGTGGACCACTTTGTTTTGATGCAACTACAAAGCCTATATTTTTGATAAGTTCTTTCACTTTAACGACCTCTTTCTATCTGGGGATCTCTTCCAAGATTTTGCAGCTTGTTTGAAGATTGCTGCATGTTTCTTGCGTGGATGTTTCTTTTTGAGTTGTGCCATCTTCTTCTTCATGTATTTGTTATACGCGGATGGGGCTCGCTTTACTTTCTTAGCAACAGACTTAGCCTTCTTTGCAGTAGACTTAGCCTTGCTTACTGTTTCTTTACCAGATTCGCCCAGGTCTTTTATTTCCTGTAGCAATCTGATAACTTCATCGATAGACACTGAGTCCACCTCAGTTATCTGCAGCTGTTGATTGGATTGCAATTGCCATGAAGTCTTTTGCAGAGAGAGAAACAATAGATGCGTTTACTCGAACAGTCACGTTGATTGCAGCACCAGTCAAAGCAGAGGTGCGTCCAGTGATGTAGAGTTGATCGTTGACAACATATCGTCCATCTTCAGCACCTTTTCCAAAGTTATCTGGGTATAGATCGGTAACGTTTGTTAGGTATGCGTCGGTATCGTATTCAAGATTTGATGATGCAACCAGGGCACGGTCATTTGCAAACACAAGAGCGCCACGGTTTAGATCAGTAATTTGAACAGATAGAA